CATGCCGTTTTCAAGTTCTTGACTTGATGTTACAGATGCACCAGATACAAAATTGTAACCATCACTGTCTCTGTAAGTTGAAGATCCAGCAAGAGGGGGAGTACCTATTTGGGTTTGGAATGTCGTTTCAGAAACACCTGCGTTAGCTAGAGAAGTTTTATAATACCCCTCATACCGTGCTCTATCATTTGCACTTATGTTTTTTAAGTCAATACCCTTTAAGTATGAAGCTGCATAATCAGCAAAACCTGGTAGTTGGGGCTGTGATTGTTGATCTTCTTGATCGTTTCCACCGACTGTTATATTATTACCCGGGGTGTAAGTTACAGGGGAATTATATACAACTTTAGATGGCTCAACTTTTGAAAGAGTTCCATTAGCATTAAATATGGCGTCTGCAAAAGATTCTTTATTATTACCATTAGTATCTGAATCTGTTAATCTAAAATTAACTTTACCGGCTGGTATCTTTAAACCAGATGATACAACATCAAAATTAAATACCCCAGTTACAGAACCTCTACTGTCTGTAATAATATTTGATTGATTTAATTCACCTGAACCAAATGACATTACAACGTTTGCAGTAGTGTTAGCACTATAACAGAGCCCGGTTACATTGTACTCATTAAAGAATGCATACATCTTAGTATTAGGTTTTAATTTTTTACCCTCAAATCTAATAGATGCGCTTCTTACATAAGGAAATACTACGCTGGTAGAACTACCGGAAACACTGGCTTCCGTAATAACCGCACCTCCTTCAATAGCTGTTACTTTGTCGGTATTGGTTGGTGTGTACCAAACCTGTTTCCAAGAATTCCAAATAGACCCGTAAGTAGCCTCACCTACAGAGTCAGGTATTAATGTATCGTAAGTACCATTATTATCTTTATAGATTAAGGGCTTAGTAGTCTGATCGTACCAGGTATCACCCGGTGGGTTGAGAGTCAAGGAGCCTGCGAATGTAAAGTTGTCATAAGGGTTTATACTTTCAGTGCTACTCGAAACACTGTTAACAATATACTCTTCGTCACTGTAATTCAGCATTGCCACCCGGTTATCTTTAACAACATAACCTTGGGCTAATCTACCTGAGTCAGAAAGTTCTTTCTCGCTTAACTTAATATTCTTCGTAATAAAAGCAGGCCTTAGTTCCCCTTTTTCAAAATCCATTGAAATATTATAATCTAAATTTCTAACATCTCCAATACCGTGGCCTCTAAAAGTTTCAACCACGAACCCGTTTTTAAATCTATCTAATCCAAAACTATCTTTTACTGAAAATACTGCTGTATCCAGTTCTAATAATGAAAGGGTAGTATAATACTCTAGGTTCTTGACACGGTTTTCTAACTTACCGATATCCTTCATGGTATACCGTTTTTGGTCTACAGGATAAAAAGTAGAGTTATTATTAATATCGAACCCATATGCAGGGTGCTCAACCACATATAAGGACATTGCATCGGAAGGTGCTTGTGGTTCTACAGGGTTAAGACTACTGTTACCTTCTTTATATGTAATTTTACCATCACCAGCCAAGTAGATTTTATCTATTCTAGGTAGGTAATAAGAATAGTCTGTAGAAAAATCACTAGCATAATCTAAAAACTCATTTCTAACAGCACCGGTGTTTTTAAAATTAATCCCGTCGTTAGATATTCTTGGTCTTAGATCTAATGAATCTCTTAAATCATATACCACCCCGTTATCATTAAACGCGGGAATATCTTCATAATTAGGGTACGACTCTACACTAAAATAATCTCCTGCACCATGAGCATAATAGTCGTAGCTGATCTTTATAGGACCAGTCGGTGTAGGTTTACCCGGCTTTAATTTTATCTTGGATATACCATAGTACGTAGGAGTCTGCCCGGTTTCTAGAGTATAATAATCAGAAATATCAAACGCGTTACTTTCACTATATGCGGTACCAAATACATTGGCAGACATCTTAACGTTAGAAATCTCATACACATCGGCTACACCTAATGATACTACAGTAGCCTGGCAGTCGGTTCTTGTTGTATAGGTTGCAGAACTTGAGGTGACAGTTTTTGTCTTAGCAGTAGGGTCGGTCTTAATGATAGTAGTATATACTAATACATCTTCATTGTTTAACCCGTAACTGCTTAAGTTAACGCTAATATTTCTATTAACTGGTGAATCGGTAAATGAGAAGTTACCTGAAGCAACTCTATAAATTTTACCAGCATTACCTCCGCTAACCACTACTGCAAAGTAATCAGTATCTGTTCTTGAGGCAAACGTAGACCCTACAGCTGTAGAGCATGCAAGAATACCACTCGAAAGCGTACCATAGAATACCCTTCTAGTGCGAATTGTTATGTCACTTAGTTCCCTAATTACCTTGTTTGGCATTGGAAAAATGTAAGTTGAAAGATTATTATCAACAATTACGGCTTGATCTCTGGTAGCGTTTACTCCAGATACATTAGATAGCGGGTAACTTCTATCAATAGTTAAAGAACTATTAGTAGTAACAGAAGCAATTCTGTAAGAATTTGAAGTATCAGAACTAAACCTTACATAATCACCGACTTTAAGGTCTGTTGTAAATACGGAATTAACGCCTGTAACAGTTGCACTAGCATTGGTCAGTGTAACAGAACCAGTTACTAAGGTATTAGAAGAGGCTACTATGTTAGCGGTAAAGGCGGTTGAAACATATCCTGTATCGGATACGTTTGCATGATAAAGCTGTTTAACATCCCGTTCAAAGGTATAACCTGACTTCATATTAACATCAAACATAAACGCATTAAACGTTGATGTAGATAGCATAGCGTTGCTGGCTGTAGACTCAAAGCCTCTAATCTTAGCATTACCCACCAAGGTTCCAGCTGCTGACCCCGGGGCAGCTGTATATTGATTATATAGGTTTATGTCTATTAAATTAGATGTAAAGTTAGGTATAGAATAAGGATTAATTACCTCTACATAATTACCTATAGGAGTTCTAACGACTGCATTTGTAACGTTAGCCGTGTCTCTGGGTTTTGCAAAAGCTAAGTATCTATTAGATACAGTACTTACTTCATATCCTTTTACATAGCTTTTACCCGGTGTTAATACTGCAAATGCCAGATTTACATTACCACCATTACTAACATTAAGATAACCATCGGGATTAATATTTGACTTGGCATGTTCAATAAATTTAAGATTAAAAGGCTTAACCGTATAGTCACCTGACTCATCATATGTACGCCGAGCCAACTCATCCTGTAGTACGTTATAACCTGGCTTATCTACAATCTCTACCAAAGATCCGTCTGCAATACGGAGTAATTCAATAAAATTATCAGATGTTGTTGTGTTAGATAGAGACCGCTTGCTTAAAATAAGTTCAATTTTATATCTGTCTGCGCCTGGAGCAAAATAATTAAAAGTACTAATGGCAGGATCCAGCAAAGAATCATCGTCTTCACTGTTCTGAATAGTCTCAGATACTTCTAAGCCAACCTTATAATTCGAATTTGTAAGGTATTTGTCAAGAATAATAGTATTTGCAAATACTTTAACAAAATTATCTTTAACAAAATAAACACCATCACTAATTGCTGCACCTAGACACTTCCCTGTGATAGATACTGTCGCACTATATACTGTACCAGTATCGTTTGTTGTAATGTCTTCTGCTGCTGTAAAGGATGTGGCTGTTCTACTCGTACCAGAATCTAAATACTTAACATATATTGTTGGAGGATCTGTTGCGGTAGCCTGGTCTACGCTAATTACTTTAGCTCTTATACCAGAAGTTTGACCAATCATCTCTCTATCAAGATAATTAGTAACATCGATATCAGTAGTGTTAAAAGTAGCTGCTAATTTTACAAAATTGACATTATTATCAAACTTGATATTACCTGGTATAACCATGGATCCAGGTTTAAATACATGGCTTCCAAATCTTGAAACTTGATTTTGAAGTATAGTTTGAAGTTGGTTTAGTTCTCTTGCTTGAACAGCAACACCAGGTTTAAAAAGGATACGGTGAAAGCCCTTACTATCACTGTAGTCATCATAGTACGGATCGGTGTTTAAATTAATCTCCATCTCTTACCTGTTATAATTTGATTACTGTTCTTAGAGTAACTAGTTGCTGTGCACTGTGACTTACTGATGTTCTATTATCGATGTATAAAAGATCACCACTGAATTTATTTATATCAGGAGTATTATTAACAACTGATACGGAATAGGTTAGATTGGATTGCTCATCTAAGAAAATATCCCCTGCATTGATAATATGATTATTTTTGTCTTGTAGAAGTAACTGGCTAGTTGAAGATACTACTTCTACAATCTCAAATGATCTCTTGGATCCTCCTGCGGTATGGGTTAATACATCATCCCGTACTAACCCACTTACATTATCCATTGTTAAAAGATAACATGCGCTACCGTTTATATTCGCAAAGGCAAGCCCGGTACCACTCTGCGTAGGATCTTTTATAATACCAAACTGTCTGTAATCATTCAGAACATTAATACCTTGGTTCTTTTCATTATTTATGGTAGATGTAAACATCAACGTATCAGCAAATAACTCGCTAACTGGGTCACTACCATGTCCTCCAGGTGGAGAGATAATAGCCGTAACGTTAGCATTTGACCCGTCCCCTGTTATTTCTACATTTGCATATGTATAACCAAGACCTGGTGTTTGTACAGTTACATAACTGATAGTATTGTTGTACAAAACAACATTACCACCAAAACTTTCACCGTCCCCAGTTACAATAACGTTTGCATAAGAGTAGTTGTTACCTGCATTGTTTACTCTAAATGCATGGATACCACCACTAACAGCTGATAGTTCTACCACGGTCTGCAAAGTATCGAGATCGTTTACAGAAAGATTGGCGTACGCGTTAGCACCTGTACCGGTTGAGCTGGCAAAGGTAATATCTAAATGAGTATAACCATTACCTCTTTCTTCAATAATAATGTCTTCAATTTGACCGGCAGCATTTACAAATGGTGTTAGTACCACCCCAGTACCATCTCCAATTGCAGAAATTGTGGTTTGTATATTAGAGCTATAACCTTGACCCTCATCTTCAATCAATACGCTGTGTATTTGACCACCTACAATAACCGGGGTCAGGATAGCAGTATTAGAGAAGTATAAATTAGCTGAGGCATTTGATGTAGGTTGACTACTACCAGTTGTAGCGATAGTTATGGTTGTATTGGCACGAGCAGCATTTGTATAACCATAACCTTTATTTGTAAGTGTTACCCCTACAACATAATTACCACCACTGTATACCAAATTAGCAAATGCATTAGCAGTTGGTTGAGATGCCCCTGTTGTAGCAATAGTTACTGTGGTATTATTTCTTGCTGCATTTGTATAACCTGAGCCAGGATTATAGATGCTAACATTACTAATATTATTGTAATGACTTCTACCTGAACCTAAACTATCTGTAATAACTATAGATGCTGTTTTATAGTTAGCACCTGCATTATCGATAAGCACATCAATAAATTCACCTGCTTGATTAAGTACCGGTCTTAAGTTGGCAATAGCATTACCTGTACCCCCTAAAAATTGACCAGACACAGCTAATGTAACTTGAGCATTACCAAGATAACCTGACCCTGCATTATCGATAACAATACTGCTTACCTCACCTTTTGAGTAGTATGCATTTGTTACCGCTCTTTGAACAGGCATAAAATCCTGGGTTAGAAAACGATTTTGAGATGAAAGCGGAATTGTATAAAGATATTTCCAAATATAACCATCTGCTGTCGAAAGCATTGTTATATCTTGACCAAAAGGTTCTACCGTTGATGCTGCTCCATTGTTGTTAAATATACATTTGTATACCCCAAACGTACTTGTAAGCGCGTAGAAGTTTGCACCTTTAAGGCTTGCTGCACCAGAATCAGATAGGTAATTAGAATTATAGTTACCATCGAAATAGTCATATACAGTACCTGCAGACCAATCAATGCGTGGTACAACAAAAGAAACATCTCTTAAATTAATTTTCTTTGCACTGAGAATACCATTACGGGTATAATGTTCATATTCTTGAGTAATCTCAGGCGTTGCAGGATTAGTAGGATCAGCCCAATCTAATATATTACCAATAAAGTAATAGTAATTTGCTCTGCGAGATAAAAACTCGTTGTAAACAGATTCCACCAATGAGCGGTGAATGGTGTCTTTTAAGAGAAAAGCCATGTTATGCTACTGTAACGTTCCATGTGACAACCACTGAATCACCAGCAGATTTTGTTACGGGGCTGAAAGTTGTACGACAAAGCATGTTACCGGCTGAAACTGCGTTCATAATACCAGCCTCGGTTAATGAACCAGTGCCGGTACCAGCTGGGAAGGATGCAGAGTAGGTTATAGTATTAGTCGATCTATTGGTAGAGCTTAAAGCAACCCGACCAAGCTCAGCACCAAGGGCAGTTTGAGAAGAAACAGCCGCGGTATTTGAAGACCCAACAGCCATATGACTCATAATTGCAATCGCATTACCAACCAGTCTTGACGCAATAACATCTTTGCCTGCTGCAACAACTAGGTTATTAATTTTTCTATAATCTTTCTGAATACCATTTTCATCAAAAAGACGTACTTCTAAATCACCTTTAACGTTAACCGATTCTGTAAACATTTTTTTCCTTAAATGATATTATTCTATAATATCTCTACTATTTGTTATATTTATAGGTCTAGATAACCTTAATTTACCACGCTTATTAGATTATCTGTTGGTACAAAGTAACTATTAAGCTGTATGAATACATTCTTACGAGTCTCAACAGTAACGTTAGCACTGAGGTCAGCTGTGGTGGAGATAATTCTGTTCACAAACATATTAGTACCAGCTTGATGTACTAACTTCTTAACTATGTCATAGAATGTACTAATATCTAATTCTGAACCAACCTGATATGCAAATGGTTGATACAAATTACCATCCTGTAGTCTCACATCAGGTTCAGAGATAAAGCCTTGCGTAGACACGTATTCACCTGGGTAACGAGCAACAGCGCCTATGGAGAAAGAAATAACAGCATCACTGGCATTTT